GTCCGCCCGCTCCCACCGGAATTACATGCGCCTCAAGGATCAGCACCGCTGCATCCGCTGCAGGGAGCAGCTAGCCCCCGAGTACCCCTTCACCCGCTGTATCCCCTGCCGGAACGCCAACCGCCCCCACCGATACATACCGGCCTCGGGCTACGCCGAGCGTGTCAACACCTTCCGATCCCAGCTCGCTCGCGTGATCGAAACCTCCCAGACCATGAACACCGTCGAACAGGCCGCCGACCTTGGAATCCCGATCACACGCGTCTACGCCCTCCGAAATCGGGCCCGAAAACTCGGTCACGACTTCCCGAAGGAGCGCGGCGGTACCCAGGAGGGACAAAGCTATCGAGGTAAGTGGGCCTCGCTGGTAGGGGCCTCTCGCTGCATACGCTGCGGTCTGCGGGGCGATCACATCTGTCTGATGGGGTCGGCGGCAGACAGGCGCCCCACCCTGTACCCGGAGGGCTGGTGAAGCTAGAACTTCGCATCGCCCTCGAACGCCTCGCCTACCTACAGCAGATTCGCGCCCATGTCCTGACCGGGTTTGCAGCAGCCCCAGCCGCACGCGGGCGAATCCGACATAGCGAGATCACGAAGTACGTCGCCGCCTGCATGCGACGTGAGTTCTCGCCGGCGCTGGGGCGAGATGTTCTCCAGGCCATGAAATCCCACGGCTGGCGGTACGTCCGGCACTCAAACCGCCCCTGGTGGAAGGGGATTCGCAAGCTGTGAAGCCGGCCCGCGCCCTTCAGCGCCAGTGGTACGCCAAGCTCGGCCCGGACATCCTCGACGAAGGTCCCGACGGCGAAGGCCAGCTATCCGACCGCGGCCACCTCCACCCCATCATCGAGACACCCGAGGAAGATCGCCGCCTCGCCGAACGCACCGAGGACGGCGCCGCCTATACCGCCTGGGCTGAATCCGTCCTGCATCACGGCCCCAAGCTCCCGCCCCAGGAGGCCCGAGTCTGGCGCATGCACGCCCAGGGCATGGGAGAAAGGGACATCGGGACCGCCCTGACCATTACGCGACGAACGGTCAGAGGACACCTCGCAAGAACCCGTAAGCGGGTTAGCAAGGTTAGCAAGGGAAAAAAGCGATGGCGAAACGCAAAGCGGCAACGAGCGACGCAATTCCGGGCGCTGGTGAGCCGGTGCGACCCGCGAATCCTGGCGAAGCTGGCGGCGGTGATGATGCGGCAACTGGCGCGCAGCTCGCCGTCAAGCTTCTGATCCGCGACCTCAAGGCGATCCAAGCAAAGTACACCTCCCCCATGGACCCCGAGCTCGGGAACATGGTGGCCCTCTACGCCCGAACCCTCAGCGCCATCCAGCGCGACCAGCGCAAGGGAGGACGAGGGGAATTCGGCGACAAGAGTCTCGAGGAATTGGCCGAGATGGCGAAGGGCATCCCCGAGCTTCGCGAACTACTGGGCCGCGATGCGGACTAGCATTCGAGACATCGTCCGCCGGGAGCGCTGGGCCGACAACATCACCCAGCTTCGTGACGCGATTGCGTCCTATGAGGCGACGCTTGTGCCCGAGCCGAAGGGCGGCTGGCAAGTCCTCGTCGAGGACGCATGGCGACGGTACGCGGAACAGTACTACGCGGAGTGGCGGCGCCATGCGTGAAGTCGTCACCGTCATCGAGCGCCCCGGCCTCGGTGCTGACATGCCCTATGTGTTTCACTCCTGGCTCAAGGGAGCCCGCGGCTACTACCCCGAAATGCGCCACGAGGACTATTACGCTCTCCAGCACCAGCGCATCGAACGCCTGGTAACCGGCCCCGGCAGGCTTGTGGTCCTACACCCCGAAGGCGCCCCCGCCGTCATTGCCGCCTGGGCGCTGCTGGACAACGACGGCAACGACATCGCCCACTACGTACACGTCCGAGGCGAGTACCGGGGGAAAGGCTTCGCCGCCCGCCTCTTGAGTGGCCGCACCATCGCCACCCACATGACCGAGCAGGGAGCGAGGCTCAAGCGGAAGCTGGGTCTGCGGTACATGCCCCACCTGCTCGATGGCCTGGCGTGACCAACCTCCGCCCTCTGCTCGAAGCCCTGGCGGCCCGGGCAACGCGGCCGCGCTGGGACCCGATAGCCTTCGCCGGCGGTCACGGCCCTCAACTGGCGTTCGTAACCGATCCGTCGCCTTATCAGCACGTCATGTGCGCCCGGCAGAGCGGGAAGACCTGGGGCGACGACTTCATCCTGGGCAGGAACGCCGACGAGAATCCCCGCAGCGTCGGGCTGTTCCTCGGCCTCAAGGGGACCGGCGTCAAGGTTAGCAACTGGGTTCCGATCTGGAAGCAGGGCCTTTGCGAGCGCCACGGCATCCCGGACGACTGGCACAACGAGACGACCATGATCACGACATGGCCGAACGGCTCCCGCGTGATGTTCGGGGGTACCGACGACCTCTCGAACGTGAAGAAGTTCCTGGGCAACAGCCTGCGGAATCACGGCATCGTCATCATCGACGAGGCCCAGGACCAGCCCCCCGGCGTTCTGAAGTACATCCTGAACACGCTGCTCGTCCCCATGCTGGGACCGACGACGAAGATCATCCAAAGCGGCGTTCTGCCCGACGTCCCCGCAGGCCCCTTCTACGAACGCGCCCACCCCCAGGCGCTCGACGGCGAGCAGTGCAAGTGCAAGGGCTGGCGTCACCACGAATGGGGCCGCGCGGCAAACGTCCACACCCCCGAAGCGATGGCGAAGCTCCGCGACCACATGCGGGAGCACAATCTCACCATCGACGACCCCCAAATTCAGCGCGACTGGTACATGCGGCGGGTTTGGGACCTCAGCGCAACGGCCTATCGCTACAGCCGCGAGCGGAACGGCTACAAGGCCGAGGTGCCAGCCTGGCTAGAAACGGTCGACTGGGAGCATGGTATTGCGTTTGCGGCTATGCCACACGAGGGGATAGACCAGTTCACGATCGGCATCGACCCAGGCGGCTCCGACCGGACCAGCATCGTCGTGTGGGGCTGGGGGGAGCACACCCACGAAATCCAGCACGTCGCCGAGTGGGCAACGCCTCGTGATACGCCTGTCCCGCTCAGCGAGATAGCCTCGACGCTCTCTGTCTTCGTCGACAAGTACCCGACTGACGATATCTACTGGGACCCAGGGTCGGGCTCCCTCGAAATCGACACCTTCGGGACGGACTACGGCATTCCGCTGGTCAGGGCCGCGAATAAGTCCGACTTCCCCGGGCAGGTTCGCCGGGTGAACGACCTGCTCACGAAGGGCTGGCTGCGGGTGATGATCGGGTCAGCCCTGGAAGAGGACTACCAGCGCGCCAGGTTCGACCAGGAGGCCCGCGCAAAAGGCACATGGCGCTGGTCCAGCCAGTGGCACCCCGACCCGTCAGAGGCCGCGCGGTACGGCCTGCAGGGCTATTGGGCCAGCTACACCGAGCCGGCGGTACCGAAGCCCATCGAGGAACAGAAGCGGGAACGGTGGGCGAAGAAGCAACGCCGGGTCCAGGCAGCCAAGGCAGGGACGCGTGACATCGCGGACGACGAGGAGCTACTTATCGGCGACTTGCTGGAGTGATTCCGTACGGGTGACCCGCTGGATGATCCCAAGCGTCGCGCGCTGGAGCATCGCATCGTCCTCGGGTAGTCCCACGTCGTAACGGCTGGCGATGTCGTGCCACCGGACCACAAACCAGCACCCGACCAAGAACTTGAGAAGGTCGAACGGCTCGTCCATCGCCCCACTCTAGGTGCCCTCCCTGACCAGCGCAATGGCGGACGACGAAGAGATGCTAGTCGGCGATCTATTCGAGTAGGCGGGTACGAAAGAAGTAGCACCGCGCCAGGGAATCGAACCCTCCGCCGGCCCCGGCAAACGCCGGTTGGCGCACGCTTTTCCTCTCGGGGGGACGGCGTCAAGGTGGGGCCACCCCCACTTACCACGGTGCGGTCCGCGACGTGTACATCCCTCGCTATTCGTCGCGCTTCGTCAGTGGGCATCTGAGACCAACGCCATTCTAGGCGCCCTCCCTGACCAGCGCAATGGACTTGCGCAAGCTGAAGGGGCTTCTCGGCGCGTTACGGGAAGCTGGCGTCACGGCGTACCACGATGGCGAGCTGTTGCTGCAGCTTGGCGCCGCCCCGCTGGAGGTTCCGAGGGGCGATGTCGACGTCTCGGCGGACACGTCGTGGTCCCAGCCCGCCCCCATGGCGCTGCAGGACACCGTGTCCCGCATCCGCAAGGCGTACGCCGACAAGCCGGGAAGACAGTGATGCTCGCCTATCGCGTGGCTCGGTACGGGCGGACCTGGCGAGCCTGGCTCCGTCGCCCAGCATCCGACCGCCCGCTGTTCTACGAGGGCAGCCGGAAGCATGAGGCGATCGCCGCCCTGCTGAACGGGGTCGCCAAGATGGCCCGCGACACGCCGGGGCGGCTGTGGCCGAAGGAACCAGCGCCGGCGCCCGAAGGGGCGAACTGATGCCCGCCACCGTCGCCGAGCTGGCTCGCGGCATCACCGGCACCGTCACCCGCGAGGACGCAAAGAAGCTGGCCCGTCTCCACGGCCACCCCTGGAAGTCGGTCCTAAAGGCCATGAAGAGGCGGGCGCGCATTGCCGGCCAGCCGCCAGCCCCGCGCCTGCTCGACGACTACATCAAGGCCCAACCCGAGCCGTCGATCGCCGAGGCCATCAACGAAGCGGCCACACTCGTGGCGAAGTATGGAGGCATCCCGGGCTACGCGATCGCCGATGGCGTCGAGGTGACCGATGGCAAAGCGTAAGAAGCCGGGCGAGGTCGACAGGTTCAACTTCGACGACGAGGCGGACAAGAACGCCGACTCGGTAGCATGGTTCGACGCCACCACCGCCGAGGAGCGCGGGCGGATGATGGTCGACGCTGCCCAGCAGATCGAAACCTCCCCCGCAGAAATGGAGCGGGGGGATTGGAACCTGCTCTATGCCTCCCTGTTCGAGGGTACCGCCGTAAAGAACCTATACCAGTACGGCGGCCGGGCCACGCTGAGCGGCCTCGTCACCGGCACCGGCATCGCCCCCGGCGAATCGACCTGGAATCAGGTCCGCTCGGTCATCCTGACCGTCTCGTCCCAGGTCTCCAGGTCCAAGCCTCGGGCCCGCTGCGTGACCACGGCCGGGAACTACCGCCAGCAGCAGAGGGCGAAGAAGCTCACCCAGCTTGGCGACGGGCTGTTCTCGCTCAATCGGGTCTACGAAAAGACCCAGTTCGGCTTCCTCCAGGCCGGGGCCATCGACATCGTTGGCCTGGAGACGATCAAGGGCACCGACAGGCCCGAGCTGGCCGTCGTTCGAGGCTGGGAAATCCTCATCGACGCCAACGACGGTATCGACGCCGAGCCCCGCACGCTCTATCGCCGCAAGTTCATCGCCCGCAAGACGGTCCTGAAGAAGTTCGGCAAGACCGACGCGCAAAAGAACGCCATCCTGAGCGCCCAGAAGGAAGATCCGACCATGCAGGGCGGGCGGGCCGACCTGATCCGGGTCTACGAAGCCTGGCACCTGCCCACCGACAAGGGCACCGGCGACGGCAGGCACGTCATCGCCGTCAAGGGCGAGGGCGGGACGCTGCTGGACGAGGAATGGACGAAGGCATACCACGCGATCCGCCTGTTCTGCTGGGACCCGGCGCTATCCGGCCCCTACGGTCGCAGTGCGGCCGACGTGCTGCTAGACAACCAGGTGGCGATCAACATTCTCCTCGATCGCATCGCTCGCGCACAGCACCTCGCCTGCGTCCCCCGTGTGGGCATTCAGCGCGGCTCGAAGATTCTCAAGAGCGAGATCACAAACCAGGTCGGCTCGGTGATCCAGTTCGGCACCATGCCCCCGGTGTGGTGGTCGCCGACGGCCCTATCCCCCGAGGTTTACCAGCACCTCGAACGCCACTGGGCGAAGGGCTTCGAGGCGTACGGCGTTTCTCCCTCCCTGGCATCAGGGCAGAAGGCGGCCGGCACGGTGTCAGGCGAGGCGATCCGCGAATCCCTCGACGTCCAGACGGCCCGGTTCTCTGTTCTGTCCCAGCGGTGGGAGCAACTGCACATCGACATCTTCCGGGCCTTCGTCGACATCGCCCGCGAGCTTTACAAGGACGACCCTGACCGTCGCATCGCCGCCCCTGGCACGGAGCTGCTCGACAGCATCCGCTGGAAAGACGTCGACCTCGAAGAAGACGCCTACGTCATCGAGCCCTACCCGACGTCCCTGCTACCCACCACGCCCCAGGGCCGCATCGACCGCGTCAAGGAGCTGGTCACCGAAGGCATCTGGTCACCGAAGCGGGCCGAGGCTGCGCTTGACGACCTCGACCCCGACGCGAACATGGCAGCAGACCGAGCCGCCGAGAAAGAGGCCGAGAAAATCTGCGACGACATGCTGCAGGACGGGAAGTACCGCACGCCCGATCCGGCCATGGACCTGGCGACCTGCCTCCGTGTCGGTTCGCAGTACCGCGCCTCGGGCGAAATCGGCAACGTGCCCGAAAAGCACCTGGACCAGATTTACAAGTGGCTCGACGATGTCGCCGCCCTCCAGGCGCAGATCAAGCCACCCGCCCCGCCGGCAATGCCAGGCCCCGGCGGCCCTCCACCGCCCGTCCAGCCCGGCGCCCCGCTCGGGTAAGGCGCCCACCCTGACCAGGGTATGGCAAAGGCGAAAGAACCAGCGAGGGAAACACTTGTCGAGACGGTCCAGGACAACGACTTCGGCGAGCCGGAGCCCGTCGAAGTGGCCCCGCGCGGGTCGGACCTCGAATCGGACATGGCAGCCATCCGCGAGAAGCGCGCCAAGGAGCGCGCCGCACGCGGCCCGGTGACCAAGCGCCGCCGCGTCACGAACTACCACGACGCCGAGCGCCTCGCGAACCTGGTCAAGGCGCACCCCCATCTCGCCACCCCGGAAGAGGTCGTCGACTGGGAGGAGGCGGGCCTGCTCCCCGACCCGAAGCACTACGCCACCGGGTCGGCCGGCAATGAGGTCGACGGCTGATGGGCGAGGTAGCCGCATCGGTCGGTATCGTCGAGGCGCAAGGCGCCGCCGCCGCGCAGGCTGCAGCTGCCGCACAGCCTTCGCTGTCGTTCGTCGACGGCGACGCGAGTGCAGACCCGGCGGCCGCCATCCTCGACGAGGTCCTGGCCGGCACGGAGCCCGCCGCCGAGCCCCAGAAACCCGCCGAGGCCGAAGAGAAGACCGACCCGGCCAAGCCGGCACCCGAAGCCACCCCCGAGACCCCGCCCAACGACATCGAGGCGGCGAAGTTGCGGCGAGGGTTCGCGAAGCTGGCCGAAGAGCGCCAGAAGGTCGTCGAGCTACAGAACCAGGCCCGCGCCGCCCGATCGGCCGCCGAGTCCTTCGCCTCGAAGGCCCAGAAGCACGACGAGCTCGTGGCATCCATCGAGAAAGACCCCGCCGCGTTCCTGCTCGCCCACGGCGGAGAGGCGCTGGTTCAGAAGGCGCTACAGGGCTTTATCGACCAGGAGAAAAGCCCCGCCGAGCGCGAGGTGGCCAAGCTTCGCCAGGAGCAGAACGACCGCGAGGCCGCGCGCGAGCAGCGCGAACGCGAGCAGACCGCCGCCAACTGGCGCAACGACATCGTCGCCAAGGTGAGCGCGGACGAGCGATTCGACCTCGTCAACACCCTGGGCCTACAGCGTGACGTCATCGACGTCATCACGGGCTACTACGAAAAGCATTCCGAGCGGGACGACAAGGGCAACGTCACGAAGCCCGCGATTCTGTCCTGGGACATCGCCGCGCAAGCGGTCGAGGACTCCAGGGCGGCGATGCTCGGCAAGTCGAAGCGGTACGGGAAGCGCGAGCCCGTATCCACCGAGGCGCAAGCCCCGGCCAAGAAAGACGCGCCCCCAGCGAAGCCAGCAACAGCCTTAGCGAAGAAGGCACCCACGTCGCTCTCGAGCGTACCCGTCGCGGAAACCCCGGACCTCCCGGACGATCTGCCCACGGATGACCTCGATGAGCGCGAGCGCCGGATCCTCGCTGAATTCGGCGTCTGACCTCGAGGTAACAACCAATGGCTTCCGGCGCAAATCCCACCAACGGCGCAGCATTTCTCAAGCGGTTCTACTCCAATGACGTCGTCGTCAACACGATCAGCAAGAACAGCTCCCGGCTGCTCAACCTGGTCAAGCACCACACCGACGGTGCGGGCGACTCATACAACTTCCTGACCGTCGTCGGCGACAACCCGTCCGGCTCGGCCACGTTCTCGGAAGCGCAGGAGCGCGGCCAGAACGCCCAGAGCTCGGGCTTCCAGTTCAAGGTGGACTGGTGCGACGACTACCAGGCGCCCAGCGTGTCGAAGGGGCAGATCGCCCGCACGCGCAACCAGAAAGGCGGATGGATTCCGGTCCTGCGGCACGAGATCGACTCGGCGCTGCGGTACTCGGGCCACCGTCGCTCGGTCGCGCTGTTCACGACCGGATTCGGCGAGCTGGCGACGATGACCAACGCCGCGGGCGCCTCGACGACCATCACGCTCGGCAACCCCCGCACCGGGGCTGTCGACCGCTCGATGGCCTTCCGGTTCGTGAAGGGCATGAAGCTGGTCTTTTCGGCCACCATCAGCGCCAACACGCTCCGCGCGGGTCAGTCGGCCGTCGTGGCGAAGGTGAACTACAGCGCCGGGACCATCGATCTCGACGTCAACACCAACGCCGTCGCGGGCCTCGCCCAGAACGACATCATCTTCACCAAGGGCGACCGGCAGGACAGCGCGACCCCCGCGCGGCTCCGTCCGGCAGGCCTGCCTGCCTGGGTGCCGACGACTGCCCCGTCGGGTGGTGAGAACTTCTTCGGGAACGACCGCACGACGAACAGCTTCCTTTTCGGCTGGATCATCGACGGCACGACCACGGGGAAGTCGCTGGCGCAGGCGCTCGTCGAGGCCGCGAACCTCTGCTCGACGGTCGGCAACGCCGATCGTCTGGTGGCGGTCGTCTCGGTTGACAAGTTCATCGAGTTCTCGGCGAGCCAGGAGGACAAGCAATACACCATGATCACCGGCCGGGGCGGGACGGGCTACAAGGCCCTGCTCGTCTACGCCGACGGCGTTGAACTGCCGGTCATCTCGGACAAGTATTGCCCCAACTCGGAGGCGTACGTGCTCGACCCGAAGGCGGTCGATCACCCGTCGATGGGACAGGCCCCGCACATGGACGACGAGGACGGTAACGCCGTGCTTCGTCAGAGCGCGGACGCGGGCATCGAGGCTCGCACCGAGGCTTTCGAGTGCTTCGGCGTCACGAACGGCGCGGCAACCGCGGTGATCAAGCTGGCGTAACGCAACAGGGGACACCCGGGGGCTAGAAATGCCGGCCCCTGGGTCCTCGAAAGGACCCGACCCATGGCCGAGCAGCAGAAGCACCGAAATCAACGGACCATCTTCCCGAACGAAACCATCCTTGGTGGTTTCATCGAAATCGGGGCGGCTGGCGCCGTCAACGCGCAGTCCGGTCTTCGCGATTGCGGCGTGACGTTCGTCAAGAACGCCGGCGCCGGTCGCTACGACGCCACCATCCATCGCGCCTATCGACGCGCTGGGCGGGGGTACGTCCAGATGGCCGGGCCGACGGCAGGCACCTCGCCGAACGCCGCGAAGGAGGGCGCCATCACGGGCATCTCCGCTGCGGCATTCGGAGGAACGGCGGGGTTCTCGACGTTCTCCATCGTCTGCACGGCGGCGGACGGGGCCACGGCCACCAACCCGACCTCGGGCGACATCATCCTGTGGGAGTTGGTTGTCAGCGACTCGACGAGGGCGTAATGGCGAAGTCGGACATCGAGGCAATCGTCGCGGAAATCCCCCCACCCGGCAAGATGAAGCCGGGCGAGGGGGACGACGAGGCGGCCGAGGGCGAAGACTACGACCCCGAGGAAGCCGCCGCGATGGCCGTGGCGAAGGCGCTCGGCATTTCGACCGACAAGGTCGACGTGCCGGCGCTCTGCTCGGCCCTGCGAGACTTCAACGCGACGACGAGCGCCCCCACCCCGGAGGAGTAACCGATGGCGACGCCCCTGTCGACCATCATGCTCGGGGCCAAGGACCGCGCCGACCTCCTCAACAACACCATCGTCGGCGATCCAACTTGGCGGCGGTGGATCAACCAGGGGCAAGAGCGGCTTTACCGCGCCCTGGTCGTCAAGGCCCCCGCCCGATGGCACAAGTCGACGACCTTCACGCTGACGGGCATAGGAGGCAATACCGTCGCGCTGGCGACCGACTTCCGTCAGCTCCGGGAGGGCGGTGTCACCAAGGACCCGAGCGTTCCTAGCTCACGGCGCACGCTGCGTCAGTTCAACTTCGGCGAGCGGGACGCGCAGGGCGTGCTTCCGGCATGGGGGTCGGGCCGGGAGCTGGCCTTCGACATCCAGGCCAGCAATATCGTCGTCGAGCCGGCGAGCCTGTGTGCGGGGAATTACGCCTATTACTACCTCGCAGGCCCGGTGGCGTTTGCCACCGACGGCTCGGGGGACTCGGTCAACATCGCGACCCTGATTGAGCCTTACGTCGACTTCATCGAGACCGACGCGGCGCGGAAGGGCGCTCTAAAGGACGAAAGCTACGAGCTGGCCGGGGAGCTCAAGATCGAACTGCAAGAGCGGCTAGAGGAAATTCTCGCCGAGTTCAACGACTCGTCCGACCCGGCCACCATCATCGACGTCGACCAGGTCGGCGGGGCGGGGTGGCCGTAATGGCGCGCAAGGGGCTCTTTGAAAAGGTCCAGGTCGCGACGTCCGACCTGTCGCGCGTGCAGGACAACGTCCGCAAGGCGGTGGAGCAGCTCGCCGTCGACCACGACACGGTGTCATCGCCCGTCACGGCCATGGTGGCGACCGGGAACGTCCCCTCTGGCGCCTCCCTGGTGTCGTACACCGGCGGGCCGGGAAACACGCTCACCCTCCCCCCGGCAAACTCGCTCGGGACGAATACGGGCGCCGTGGTGATCATCGTGAACACCTCGACCAGCGCCGTCACGTTGCAGCCGAGCCGAGGGGACACGATCAACGGGCTCACGTCCATCTCGCTCCCTGGCGGGGCAGTCGCCGACCTCGCCAGCGATGGGATCAGCAAGTGGCTCACGTCCACCGCCTGGTCGGGGACGTGGACCGACTTCACCCAGGACCTCGGCTCGGGCGCTGTGTCGGGGACGTTCGACGTCGCGGGGCTGACCGGCCTCGTCGCCGGGAAGAACGTGGCGGTGGTTCAGACCGCCCAGCCCATCGCCTCGAAGGGCAACGCTCGGGATGAGTTCCTGTTCAACGACATCCAGGCGACGGGATACGTCGTCGATGCGAACACGATCCGCGTGTACTGGAATGCCGGCGGCATCGTCGTCGGCACATACGCGTTTGCTTACCAGGTAGGCGGCTAATGGCGACGATCAACGACCCCACCACGGCAACCAACGTCCAGCGCGTCGGGAACGTCTCCACCGGCAACGGTGCGGCGCACGTTGTCGTGAAGCCGATTCCCTATGGCTCAATCGGCCACTACCGCACCAACCACCGGTGCGCCCTCGTCGCCACCCAGGCGGCCAACTCCCGCTTGTTCGAGGTCCGCAACGCGGGAACGAACCTACTCGTCCCGACGCGCATGCTCGTGAAGTGGGTCCAGACCGCGGCCCATACGGCGGCCATCGAGGACAGCCTGGACGTGTTCAAGGTGACGAGCTTCACGGTCCTCGACAACACCAACACCGTCACCCCGACGGCATCGGTCAAGCTCACCACGGGCATGACAGCCCCTCCCGGCAACGCCCAGATTCGAGGCGTCACGGTCGCCGGGGCCGCTGCAGGCATGACGGGCGGGACGCTCACCAAGGACGGAACGTCAGTCGGCCAGCTTCCCAAATGGCTGACGCTCGCGTTCGCCGACCCGCAACGCCTGGACCCGACCGTCATGGACGTGTTCGATGACGTGAACGGTACACACCCGTTCGTGCTCGCCCAGAACGAGGGGCTGATCGTGGAAAACAGGGTGCTCTTGGGCGCCGCGGCCGGATCGAGCGTCTACATCGACTTTTCATGGGCGGAAGTATCCGCGTACTGAGATGGCACGGGCTCTGTCAGAGCGTCGAATCCCGCTGCTCGTCGGCGGGTCGCTCGACACCAAGACCAATCCGAAGCTGGTAGCCCCCCCGGCCCTGCTGGAGTTGGAGAACATGTTCCAGCTTCGGACAGGTGAGATGCGTCCGCGGTACGGCTGCGCGCTGCTGAGCGCAACGCAGGTATTGGGGACCGGGACGAACCTGTTCGTTTCCCAAAGGGGCGGGGTGGCGTCGATTGCTCGTAACTGGCGGTCGCTTACATCGCAGCCCGCCGCCGTCCGGTATGGGACCACGAACCCGACAGGCTGGGAGAGTGATCAGTTTACGGGCGGCGTGACGGTACACCCGTACCCGGTTTACACGGCGCTCATATCCGGAATCGAGCAGACATTCTCCGACGGTTCCACGGTGACGCAGTCGATTGATCCGGACATGATGGAGCAGATCAATTACCGGATCGCGGCCTGGACCAATGGCACCGGCCTGCGTTTTGCCGAGGCCCGCGAGACATCGACCGGGAGGAAGGGATCGATCGCGGCCTGGGGCTTCAGCGCCATGACTATGCAGTCGGCGGCGGCCGTGAAGGTATGCGCGACGGGCGGCAATCAAAGTGCAATCTTCTGGGCCGACGCTGGAACGACTTTGAACGCCCATCGCTACAACAATGGCGCGTCGAACGGTATCACGGCCATCACGGCGGGGCTCGCGGCCTCCCCCTTCTTCGACGTGAAGGCGATCCCCGGCACCAACAACATAGCCGTGGCGTTCAAGGCTGCTGCTGGCGGGGTTACGTGCTGCATCTTCAACCCGTCGACCGGAGCGATCACGTCCACGGTCAACACGGCCGCCGCCGACGCATCCTTCGCTCTGGCGTGGATGGATGACTCATTTGCTACCGGTAACATGTATCTCGTGACGGCTGGATCGACGTCCGGCGTGGTCGTTCGGACGATGAGCGCGACGACGATGGTCGTATCTGCGACGAATGTGATCGACGCGACGGCGACGGCCAATATTAGGAACGTCACCGGTCATCTCAGGGTGTCCGCGACGGACTATCTCGTGTTCTGGGACGTCACGGCGGCAAATCCTGTCGACGATATCGTCAAGCAAGGCATCTGGACCGGGGCGGCCTCTGTCGTGTCGTTCGCGAATGGACAAAGTCTCTACAGCAGGAGCGCGAAGTTCCTGGACGGGAATTACCACATCTTGCTTACGATGGCGTCTGCGGTGCAGCCCGGATATCAACTCGCGGCATGCGACAGGCCCGGACTGTTTGGCCCAACGAGCACAGTAGGCCCAGTCTGCGTCGCGCTGGCTGGCGAGGGAGGTGGCCGGCGCCAGGCGTCATCGCTGGCAAGTCCGATCATCTCGGGGTCAGCGGTTGTCATTCCGGTGGCACGCAATCGCAAGGTGTCAACGCCCACGGGTGACACGAGCACCGGGTTCAAGGTCATCTCGTACTTGAGCTTCACCGCTCAGGCGCAATTCAAGGCCCGCGAGCTCGGTGGGACGGTGTTCATCCCTGGCGGCGTGATGCACATCGATGATGGTTTCGCGATCCAGCCGGCCACGTTTCCATTTTACCCAGAGGTGCCAACGACGATAACACCGTCGGCCGCGGGCGGATCAATGACGGCGAGCGGGACTTATTCCTACCGTGTCGTTGCCAAGGGCATAGATGCATCTGGGCGATACATACGCTCCGCCGCCAGCGTGCCGGCGTCAGTCACGCTGGGGGCTGGAGATAATCGAGTGACGCTGGCCTACAACACGCCGGCCCTGATGCGGGGCGCGGCACATTTCACGGTCGGCACCGGGTTTGGCGTGATCTTCTACGAGTACTACCGTCGAGGACCAGCGGCTACGGGCGCGACCCTCTACAACAAGGTCGGCGAGTCGATCGGCGGCCCCAGCTCCGTCGTGACGTTCATTGACACCATGAGCGATGCGAACGCCGCGGCCGGGGAGGCCGCCTACTTCAACGGCAACGTGTTGGAGAACTTCAACCCGCCCTCGCACTCGCTACTCGAGGTGAATGGAAACCGCGTCGGCATCGTGAGCGCCGAGGACCCCACGGAGTTCTGGTTCTCCAAGGAATACAAGGCCGGGGCCGGGATAGGGTTCAACCCGCTACTCAAGGTCACGATCACCGGCGATGGGGCAGGGGGGGTGACTGCCCTTGCCGCGATGGACGGGAATTGGATTCTGTTCAAGAAGACAGCGATCTACGTGCTCTCTGGCGACGGCCCCAACGACCTCGGCCAAGGGTCATTCAATCAGCCCCGGGCAGTCTCGCGGACCATCGGCACGGTCAACCCTTCATCGGTCATCGAGACGCCCGACGGCATCATGTTTCAGTCGACGATGGGGAATATGTGGCTCCTGGACCGGGGGCTACAGCTCTCCGAGGTCGGCGGGCCGATCCAGGCTTTCACGAGCCTCAATACGTACATCACCGGGGCCGCCCTGTCTCCTAACGGGCCGCTGGTCAAGTTCGCGACGATTTCCCACGACCCGACGTCACAGGTTCTCGTGTGGGACTACTACCACAAGCGCTGGTATGCCGATTACTACGTGACAGGGGACAAGAAGATCGTGTCCTGCGCCAACTCTCCGATCCACGGGTTCTGCATGCTGCTCGAGGACGGGACGCTCATCCAGGAAAGCATCTCCCTGGCGCGGGACACGTTCAACGGCACGGCTACGATCATCCCGAGGATTTCGTTCCCCCACATCCAGCTCGCCGGGCTGGCGGGATACCAGCGCCTCTGGTCGATTGACTTCACCCTCGAAGCGCTCGCCTCCTGCACCCTGAGCGTTGACGCGGAGTACGACTTCAGCGGGAACGTGACTGGGACCCCGAAGACCATCGCCGTGGTCACCGGGACGGCACAGGTCCAGTACACCCCGCCGGACGGCAAGGCCAAGTCGACATCCGTCCGGCCTGTACTGACGATTACCGGCTCCCCTACGGATACTTTCAAACTCACCGGGGCCACGATGACGATCGGAAGCAAGCGGGGGTCTACGGTGACGTCCAGCGGCCGAATGACCTAGCGCCCGCCCTGACCTAGGCATGGGCCTGACATCTCCAGCCGGTTCGGCCGCTGCGCCTGGCGCAGCAGTCGCGACGTCCACACCCACAACGACGACGACGGCTCCATCGCAGCAGCAGGTTGTCACCAGCCAGCCAGCGCTGGACGATGCGTGGGTCACGCATACGGCCTTCGGGAAATACATCGAGGCCGGCTGGAAGCAGATCGATGGCCCCGATGGGGTGACCACGTGGATCAACCCCCAGACCGGCGAGATTGTTGACCTTGGTGATGGCGGCCAGATCGTCAACCACTTCGCCAACTGGGGTGAGACAAACGGTCGTTATCTCGGCAACCCGCTGCAGGACGCCGATTACAACCCGGTTTCGGGCGCGACCGACTTCGTAAAGGACGCCGTCAACGACCCGAACAAGACCGCCACCAACGTCAAGGACGTCCTCGACTCCGGGAACGTGGTGGGGCATCCGGGGTTCTCGGATTCGACGCAGGACAAGATCAACGACGTCGCCATCGACACCGCCACCGGCACCGGGAACAACAACGTCACCGTTGGCCCGGACGGGACGATCAGCATCGGCGGCAACCCGATCGGCAACATCGGCGGCGGCCCGTCAACCCTGTCCGGCGACGCGGCGGCAAACATCCAGAACGCCATCGCCCAGCAGAACGCCCTCGCCGCCAAGATGGGGACGGCATACGACAACTATCAGAACGTCGCCGCCCCCACCATCGCCGAACGAAATGCCATCCAGGCGGCCCAGGCCCAGCAGCTCGACCCGATTCAAGCCGCCATTGCGCAAGCCCAGATGGCGCAGGCCGCCCAGGTCAGCCAAACGGCCCTGACGCCCCAGCAGCAGGCCATCCAGGCCCAGCAGATCGCCGCCGCCCAGATCGCCCCCACCCAGCAGGCGCAGACGGCACTCATCGGCGGCACCCGCGTCGGGCCGACCTCGCTCGCCAACTCCGCCACCATCGACCCGACCCAGCAGGCACAAATCCGGGCCTCCCAGATGGGGCTCGTCTCGGGACTGGAGGGCGCCATCGCCGGCAAGGAGCCGAGCGTGGCGGAAATCATGCTCCGGAACGCGACCGACAGGAACGTCGCGAATCAGTACGCCCTCGCCCAGGCCGCGAACGGTATGAACACGGGCATGGCCCAGCGGACGGCCATGATCAACGCCGCCGAGATGAACCAAAACGCCATCATGCAGCAGGCGTTGCTCCGGGCCCAGGAGATCACGGCAGCCCGGGGCCAACTCGGGAGCGTCCTCGACACGACCCGAGGAGCTGACATCGGCCTCGCCACGAATCAGGCCGGCATGCAGCAGCAGACGAACCTCGCCAACCAGGGAGCACAGAACACCTCGACGCTCACCCAGGCCCAAATCGACGCCGCGCGCGCCCAGGCCCAGGCCCAACTCGCCCAGGGGGCAAGCCAGTTCAACGCCGGGCAGGCGAACGACCAGAACACCACCCAGGCCCAGCTACAGCAGGCCGCGGGCATCGCCAACCAGCAGGCTGGCCTCCAGGCAGGCACCACGAACGCCACCCTGGCCCAGCAAGCCGCCCTCGCGAACGCCGGGGCCCTGAACACCACCTACCAGACCAACGCCCAGCTACAGCAAGCGGCGGCGCTGCAGAACGCCCAGCTAGGGACGCAGGCGAACCTCGCCAACGCCAACAACCAGACCACCGCCAACACCACCAGCGCGCAACTCGCCAACGCGGTGAATCTGGCGAACGCCAACAACCAATCGCAGGCGAACCTCACGACGGGCCAGCTTCAGACCCAAGCCGACATCGCCAACGCGAACAACGCCGTCAGCACCAACGCCTTGAACCAGAAGGCGCAGAACGACCTCGCCCAGAACCAACTCACGGCGACCGGGCAGGCCGGGACGACCTCTGTCGGTGGCGGGAGCGTGGAGGCCCAGATGGCCGAGGCCGAGGCGAAGCGACAAGCCGCCCTCATCAGCGGCATTTCGGCTGCCGGGGCGGCGCTCATCTCCGACCCGCGCCAGAAGACCGACATCAAGCGCGCCGAGGCTGAAATCGCCGAGTTCACCGCCGAGCTCGACCCGAAGTCCTGGCGGTACAAGGACCCGAGCAGACCCGGAGCAGCACCGGGGACGCGATACGGCATCGTCACCACGGACCTCAAGCGGTCGGCCGTCGGGCGAAGCCTCGTGCGCAAGCTGCCTGATGGCACGGAAGCCGTCGACGTCCCGCAGTCGGTCGGGGCAATTCTCGCCACCCTGTCGGCCATGAACAAGCGGATCAGCCAGGTCGAGGCCCGCTGATGTTCAACCCCGCCACGGGCGAATTCGACGACGACGAGCATCCGCTGGGCGGGGACATCGGCGAGCAGGCCGGGGCGCAGCCGATCCCGCTCGCCTACGGCGCTCCCAGGCAGGACGAAATTGGCCTGTCATTCGGGCCAGGGAAAACCATACTGGCCGGCGCGCCGAACCCCATGCCCCCGCCCCCGAGCCAGGCCCCCGGCCCGGAGCAGATGACGCAACCCCCGATGCCGATGCCCGCCCCGTCTCCCGCCGCCCCGGTGCCGAATGTGCTCCCGGCCAGCGTGCCCACTGTCAAGCCGTACTCGCCCCAGATGCCGGCGCCGGTCCCCGTGAGCCGCGTGGTCACCCCGGCAGAGTCGGCGAACCTCGCCAGCATCGACCAGAACACCGCCGCCCGCCAGGGGACCGCCCAGGATCAGGGCGGGGTGAGCGCCGCCGGAGCCACGGCCAAGAGTCAGGAGGCCGAGCGCCAGTCGTTTATCGCCGATTCCTTCCGCCAGGAACAGCGGCGTATCGCCGACGAGGCGACAAAGCGAATCCAGGAGCGCCAGAAGCAGGCGAACGACGATTACGAGGCGTTCAAGGCATTCGGCATCAAGGACCCCCAGGCGTCCGACAACTTCGCCACCCGCATCCTGAAGGCCATCGCGGTCGGGATGGGCGGCTACGCCGCGGGCATCAATGGCGGCCCGAACACCGCCCTGCAGATCATCACCGAGGCGAACAAAGAGAACATCGCCCGCCAGAAGGCGCAGCAAGAGAAGCTGTTCCAGGTCGCCACGAAGTCGGGCAAGGACGTCGAGCAGGCCACGAAAGAGCGCGACGACGCGTTCAAACAACTCGACCTGAAGCACGCCGCGCTACTGGACTCGAGCGCGGCCATGCTGCGGGAGCAGCTGGCGAAGCTGGGCGTCCCCCAGGCTCAGATCAACACCAACGCCGACGTCCAGAAGATCGAGCAGGCCGCACTCGCCGAGCGCGAGCGAACGCTGGCGGGAATTCGAGACGACGAGACGCGCCTCGCGCAAGCGGACATCTCGGCAGCGGCCCGCGCTGCAGCAGCGGCCGCGCGAAAGCCGAAGGGCGGCGGAGGAGGCCCGGGCCCGTCGCTCGACACCTCCTCGCAACTCGCGGACTACGTTCAGCAGCACCCCGGCGATACGCCCGGCCTGTACACGTATGCGGCGAAGCTGGGACTGAGCGGGAAGGCAGGGCAGAAGGCAGTTGCCGACGCGCTGAAACAGAACAAGGTCGAGGCAGGGGAAAGCGACAAGGCGACGAAGGCCGCGTCAGCGATCCGGGCGATCGACAACATCGAAAAGATGAAGTACACGCCCTCGCGCGATGAGGTCCAGAAGTGGATCAACAACCAGCGCCAGGTCGAACAGGCCCAGGAGATGGGCAAGGGCGGCGGGGCCAAGGCCGTGATCGGCGGCCTCGTCAGTGGCGGGCTCCAGTCTGTCGGCGCCCTGGCGCAAAACGAATTTGACGGGCTGTCGCCCCGCGCGCGGATGTACTTCACGAACGTGCGGCGCTACATGGAGAACATCGGCCGCACGGCATCGGGCGCCGCCATCTCCCAGGGCGAGTGGAACAACTTTTATGGCCAGTACGGCCCCCAGAGCGAGGGCGGCCTAGCGGCGGCTCGCGAGCAAGTGCGCGATCAGTTCAAGCTCACCGGCACGGCCGGGCGCGTGCTCGAGAAGAGCGGGAGCGTGCCGGCCGCGGCGCCCGCAGTAAAACGTGAGGACCCGCGGGCGAAGCTGGCACGCGAGGCAATCGCCGACCCGAAGGCGACCCGCGCCGAGAAGGCGAAGGCGCTCCAGATTCTTCGCTCCCTCGGCCAAGTCGACACCCTCTGATGGGCAAGTACGACGCACTTTTCGCGGACGACGAGGAGCCGTCCAAGAAACCCAAGGGCAAGTACGCCGGCCTGTTCGACGAGCCAGCGCCCGCCGCCAAGCCGTTCCCATGGGAAACCGAGGCCGCGCCCACGGGTCGGCAGTTCAGCCCGGCCGCGCAGGGCTACGACGCCAATATCCAGGCCCTCGCTGCAACTCCCCGCCCCGGCTTGCTCGACAACCTAAAGCAGACGGGCGGGAACATCGTCCAGGGAGCCAAGACGCTGGCGAACATCAGCGCGGAATCATCGACCCCACGGACGCCGCTCCAGGCGGGGGCGTACCTGATTCCCGGCGTGGGGCCGCTCGTCGCTCAAAGCGACTTTCTCTCGAAGAATCCCGAAAAGCGGCGCGAGTTGGAGCGGGGGATTTCTGACGTTACGACGGGTGGACTCGCCGAAAAGGCGGCGCGCGCCGTAGGGGAGCGCGTCGGCGATCCGTCGTTCAGCCAGCAGCAGGCACAATCCGACGCAGCGGCCGCACCGGGCGTCAGACAGGCCGGGGCGCTTGCCGGCAGCGCGCTGCCGTCCCCGGTGCAGTTCGTTGCCGGCGAGGTAGGCGCGGCTATTCCTGGCCGGGGCGCTCTCCCCGGGGCCGTGCGAAGCATCGCCCAATACGAGGCGACGGCTCCAGGCATGGCTGCTCTCTCCGCCGAGCCAGGACACCGGCTCGAGGCGGCCAGCCAGGCGGCGGGCGATCCGGCCGGCCTCATCCTGTCGGGCGGGACGGGGGCGATCGGCGGGTACATCGGTCGCACGCCCGAGCGGGTGAAAGAAGTGGGGAAGGAAGCCGTCTCGCGCGGCGAGGCTGGCGGGACGGTCGGCAAGGTCGGCAAGCGTGCTAGCATCGTGGCCGGCGAGGGCGGCGAGAACCTGTACGAGCAGATCGGGAACGATCTGCCCCTCGAAGCAGGGCAAAGCGTTCTCGCGAAGAGCCATCCGGGGATCGTCGCAAAGCAGTACACCCGCAGGCTCGACAAGCTGGCGGAACAAACCGAGCCCTACTACACGTCGATCGACAACGCCCCCGATCCACGGTTCGCGAACCCGGCGAAGGCGCCCAAGAACGGAGGCGTCGACCTCGGCCGGGTGGAGGAGCGACTTCAGGGGTCGATGGACAAGGCGCTCGCCGAGGGGCGGGGGTACATCGCCGATGCGTATGACAGGGCGCTAGCCAAACTGCGAAACCAGTACGGCACCGACGGGAAGATCACCCCGGGAGAAAAGCTGCCGGCTCGCTCGATGCGGAACTACGCCAACGAGCTTGGCGAGGGCCTGATGCCGGCAACGGACGACCCGCAAACGCGGACACTTGCCATGCAGGCGAAGCGGGCGATTCAACGCGACGTGGTTGGAGCCATTGAGGACGAGGGCGAACGGGTCGGCCTCGACATGTCCGAGCTACGCAAACTGAACAAGAAAATCTTCACGTTCGCGACGACACGCGACGCGCTGGCGGCACGCGCAGAGCAAGCGGCGCAGGGCAAGACGACCGCCGGAAACCTGCTGACTTCGGTCCTCCTGCCGACAGCGGGCGCCATGTCGGGAAGCGTGGAGGGGTTCGCGGCAGGCGTGGCGGCGGAAGGCGTCCGGCGCCTGGGCATGCCCACCGTCCGCGCTGGACAGTTCGCCATGGCGAAGCTGGTGCAAGCCTCCCGCGCGGGCGCGAATCCGGGCCAACTCGGCGCGATGGCGCTGCAACTCGGCGTGTCCAACGCCGTGGCCGACAGGATCAGCCGGGGCGGGCTCGCGGCCCTGAACGAGCAGCCCGCTTCAGAGCGGGACTACACGCAGCCCTAGTTGCGCGTGCCCTGAAACGTCCCGGTACTGCCGTCGTCGACCTGGGTCGCCGTGCAGGACAGTTCGGCATCGCACGCGAGGGTCCACCAGGGATTACCGAAGTTCAGAAGCTCGACGGCCCCGAGTGACTTGCCCGCAATCGTGGTATCCCAAACTGCGCCAGCGGGGTAGTTCAGCGGCCGGTAGACCGTCCCCGACAGCTTCTCACCTCGGTACAGCGTGAGATCGCCACGCAACGGCGGCTCGCCGCTGTCGAACGACCAGATATAGCCCCAGGACTCGGCGACACCCGTCGTCGGCTGCTCTTCTTCGCCGCATCCGATGGCCACCAGCAACGCACACGCGAGGACGTATCTCATGCCTCAACCGTGCACCCGGTCGGACTGGTTCGCAATGCTGTGCGTTAGTTCAGGATGCCGCGTCGAGGCGCTGGACGGGGGTCGCCTCGCCGCCCATGGCCACGGCCGTCGTGGTGCGTTGCGCAGATTGTGCAGCCTGGGCCTGCTGTTCCTGGGCGTAGATGGGGGCGAGGGCCTGGGCGAGCTTCAGGGATTGGGCCTCCTGCTGCCCCAGAACGCGCAGGAGCGTTTCTTTTTGTCGGGACAGGCGCCAGGCCTCGGAGACGGTTTTCTTCCGAACAAGGCACTCCTGGACGGTCGGCCAGAAGGTCTTCCAAGTCGTCGGGAACATGATGGCGAAGTGTTTCACCTGATCCCGGGATAGGGCGTACTCCTGGAGCTCGTCGAATAGGGAAAGCGGCCGCTCGGCTATCCGCCAGCACCGGCGGAAGCGATAGAGGTCGGAGGGGGCAGGGGTGAGCTTTTCGGGGCCGTCCAGGCCGATATGGACCGGGCGGGGAATTTGCTGGCGAACGTAGGCGTGAATGCGGGTTACCTGGGCCCCCACCGCCAGGGCGAGGGCATGCTGCCCCCCGAAGGCCGCCAGGGTCTTCTCCACGGCCTCCGTTTCGGGCTCGTCCAATAGTTTGACCACCTCATCGAAGTCGAAGGCGGGAAGGTCGGACGGCTCTTCGCGTTCCGTGCGGTTGATGAACCGATAGAGCTTGGCCTCGATTGCTTCCGGGAGCTGTTCTGACCGGACGATCGCCGATCCGAGGTCCCGGGACGTGTGCCTCAGGAACGGCTCCAGGCCCGTCACCACGACCAGGGCCTCGGCGGGGTCAATCTGGGAGTCGGCCATACCCTGGTCACCCCGGGCGCCCGCCCTGACCTAGGCGATGGATTACGCCGTAGAAGGGACATACCGGAGCGGGCGCTATTCCGGCCTCATCGCTGGTGTCGTCGCCGGGAGCGCCACGAACGGCCACCTGTGGGCCGCCCGCCTTTCGATCCCCGCCGCCACCCAACTCACCGACAAACGCCGTTTCGCTGTCATCCAGCGGGTTCTTGTCAAGGCCAACACCGTCACCGGCTACACGAACGCCCAGGAAGTCCAGCTTGCGCTTTACAAGCTGACCTCCTATACGGTCGCGCACTCGGGCGGCACCGGAGCCGTTGCGCTGACGCCGACGAAGAAGAGGGCCGATGTTCCCGCCGCGCTGCTGACCGGCAGGATGGCCGGGTCGGACCAACTCACCGCCGGCACGCAGACCATCGACACCGACTCGATCGGTGCGATGTCGTGGACCGAGCTAGCCACCGGCGCCGCCGTCCCCAAGGGCTTGGGCGGGGTGATCCTCATGTCGACCGAGGACCTGATTCAGCACCCGCTGGTCCTGCAGGACGGCGAAGGGCTGTTGGTGCGGAACGAGGTCGCCCAGGGAGCCGCGGGAACCATGCGCCTCACCGTTGAAATCGACTGGCTCGAGACGCAGCGATACCCGATCGGCACGTACAACGTCGCGAAAGCGGTGATCTGATGGGACGAGTACAAGGAAAGCTTGATCTGCGCGTCGGGCCGGCCGTGCTCGAGATGTCCAAGGACGAAGGGGCGACGTGGGCCGCCGCTGCTGGCAATCCGATGGGCTGGATCGGCGAGCGGGCCGCCGTAGCCGTGACGCGCATCCCGACCCTCAACCGGTTCCATGGCTCCGACCTACTGGACGGCGAATTCTTTCTCAGCGCCGCAAATACACCGACGCAAGTCGCAACTGAAACGGGCGGCGTGTTCAAGGTTCCGTCTGGCGCCGCCGCTACCGGGTACCTGTCCCTCGGGAAGACGGACAGCCAGGTACTCATCGCCGCGCCGAAGACGGAGTCATGGTACGCGGCCTCGCGCTGCAAGATTCCGTCGGCCGGGTCGGTCAGCGCAGCAAAGACAGTTATCCCGCTCGGTCTCTACCAGGCCGGGCACTTCACCTATCTGCAGTGGGTGCAGACGGTATCAGCGACGATCTTGCAGCTCAATTTCAACAACGGTTCCGACAACCGGACGGCGCTCGGTGCAGCGGGCACGATCGGATCGGGAATCCCGGTCGGGACCTACTTCGTGCTGGCGATGCACTTCAACTCCGTGAGCGGGGCGTTCACGATCGAGATCAACGATACGGTCGTTTTCACTGCGTCCGGCTCGGGGCTCGCCAACATGTCGACGCAGGCCGGCTCGCTGATCATTCAGAGCGACGACCTGACGTTTTCTTTGTACGCCGACGCCGTGTTCATGGCGTGCGGCGCGCCGCTGTGACCCATGGCGCTATCAACGTGGGATATTACCCGTAGCTCGCTGATCCTCTGGGAGGGCGATTCCCTCGCTGACCCGGCTTTACCGTACCAGATGCTTCAGCCGCTCTGGGAACAGATGCGGATGGCATTCAACCCGACGTATGCGACGGGATTAAACGGCGCGGTAGCTGGCGGTTTGACCGGCACGGTGCGCACGCCTGGGATCGTTAACAAGTCAGTCAACGGGGCAAAGATCAGCGACGTCAACGGGCGGATTGCTGCCGAGCTCGCCGCAAACGCCTTCACACACGTTGTATTGTGCATAGGCACCAATGAGAGGGCGGTTGTTCGTGCGACCACGCAAAGCGATATCGCCTCCCTGGTGTCGAAGTTCACAACGCAAAAGGTGCTGGTTATCGGCCCTTATGCCTGGGGCGAGAAGACGCCCACCGGCCAGAATGGACTCGCTGGCGCCAACGATCAGCGCCTCGACGAGACGGAGGTAGACCTAAAGAACGGCTTCGCCTCCTACGCCAACTCGATGGTTATCGGCCTGCGAAACGGCGGCGGGAGCACGCCGACGACCGGCCTTTACCTGACGACCCTGGCGGCCCTGAATGCCCCCGGGAACGGATCGGACACCGGGCCATTTACCATCGATGGAATCCACTGGAATACGACCGGACGCGCGCGGGCGTGCGACATCGTTCGTCCGTTCGTAACGTTCGGATGACCTGGCACCACGTCGCCGCCCTGATGATCGCTGCGGCGATGGTAATCGCCTGCGGCATCTCAGAACGATGCGCGAAGGAAAGCCAGTCTGCGGTGATTCAACTCGCGACCG